GCTTCCGCCTTGGATGATCTCCAGTGTGCCTTTCTGGCCCGCGACGACGCCCGTGAGGACAAGCGTGAAACTCTGCGCGGGCGTCAACTTCGCCTTCGCACTCGGAACGCCTGCCGTGGCCCACGTCACAGTCGTCCCGGGCGTCAGCGTCACAAAGGCTGTCGGGGTCGCAGCCGGAACATCCGAAGCGCCAAGCACACGGAACGCCGGCACCGCATCCACGCCAGTTGTCGGACCGGCCAGCACCATATTCGCGGGCTGGTGATTCAGGTTACCGACGATCCCCTCATAAGACGGGTTCGTGATCGTCGGATCGATCAGCAAGGGGCGCGAGGGCATGAGTCTTACCGGAGAGTGGGAATGTGTGAGCGGTGCCCGTTCGTCCCGTTCCCGTTCGGAGATGGGACAGGCTTCCGTTGGTTCGTGGGCGCGGGCGTCGGCTTCTCCTGCGGGGTACCGGGCGGGTTCGTTCCCTTCTGGTCCCCCGTGTCCTGCTCCGCTTCCTGCGTTACGTCCGCATCGATCGGCTTGGCCCGGCCCGCCTCAATGATGAGCGGCACGTCGTACTGTTCCGCCAAGTCAAGTTCGGCCCGCCGCTCGCGCATGACATCCTCGAACGACCGCCCCTGTTCGGCCGCCAGACGCGTGAGCGTATCGGTGCCCATCGCGACGGATCGCGTGGCCAACTCGATGTCTTTTTGGGGGTCGATCCAGGGGAACGGCCGAGGATGCCAGATGACGTTGAAGTAGTCCGCCGGCCGCATCGTGGGGAGTTTCAACTCACCCGTCAGCATCGAGGACTTGAGCCACCGTCTGTAAATCGGGGTCAGCACCGCTTTGATGTACCGCTGCTGGTGCTGCTGAAAGACCGTCCGCTCGGACAAGATCCCGATCCGGCCCGACGCGAAGCTCGTTGAGCTGAGATCGCCGGAGAGCGACATATACGACATCCGCCCACCGCTCGCGATCGTGCGCGTGACGGCATCGTTGAACTCTTTGAATGCGGTATTCGGGTGCTCCGGCTTCCAGTCCTGCACCTTCATGCCGAACGGGACTTGCTGCATGAGACCCGGCTCCGCCCGCATCCGGAGTTGCTTCGATCCATCGGTCGGCAACATCGGGCCGCCCGCGTTCTCGTCCGGCGTAAAGAACGCCATCGCGCACGCACCAACTCGGGCTGCGGTGATCTCCGCTTCCCGATAGCCGCCCAGCATATTGAGATCGAACATCACGGGCGAGAGCCAACTCGGGGCACGGGTCGCCTTGGGCCGGATCTGGATATAGATGTGCGTGAAGTCGTCGGCATCCATCCGGATACGCGCTTTCCCTTCCGGGTCCGAGGGGTGCTCCGTCCACATCCAGAACGCGACCGGCCGGTGCCAGCGGTCTACCTCAACGCCCAACCGCACCGCATTGCTCTCGGGCGTGCCGGTGATGTTGTACATGTGGTCGAGTTGGTCCGCATCGACCGTATCGATCGCATAGCCCCACTTGTTCGGGTAGCCCTCGACGTGATAGAGGATCGTCTCGCCGTCGACGATCTCCGTTTCGAGCCACAGCCGTTGCAGGTCCGCGAACGATCCCTGCCCGTCCGCGCTACAGTTGCCGACCTCGCACCACTCCTGCCATGCGTCCTCGATCTGGTCGTTCACCGCTTTGTTCGGCTTCCCCCGCGTGCTCATCACCTGCGCCTGCATGAGGATGCCATCCTTCCCGATCACGTTCTCCGAGAAGATCTTAGGGATCGCGTACGCGGTCGAGTTGTTGGCCACGAGCTGCCGGGCGCGAGAGCGGAGCGTTTGCAGGTCGAAGCGCATGGCCTGATCGGCCGAGAGGCGCCACATGTAGAAGTCGTCCTGCTGGAGCCGATCGAATGAGGCGCCCTTGTAGTAGGTCGCGTTCACCTTCATCCGCTCAGACGCCGCCGCGATCGGGTTACGCATGCCGCTTCTCCTCGCGCGTCAGGTCGTAGAGGCCATCCGTGACGATCCGCCAGAGCAGCTTCCAGCCACAGCCGGAGAGCAACAGCACCCCAACACTCAAGGGCCACACCTTAGTGCCCAGCAGGCCCGCCAGGCCGTAGGTGAGGGCATACCAGCCCCCCAGTGCCGCCCCGGTGAGCAACACCTCGGCACGGGCCCCCCAGACGGCAAAGACACGAGGGGTAATTCGATTGCGCGCGAGTCGGCGCCGGACGGATGCCATCACGGGCCGAACCACGGGGAGGGCCGGTACCACTTCCGCATCCCCATGACCCAGGCGACCGGGGGCAGGATCCCGCCGTTCTCCAGCATCGCGACTTCCGTGCGGTAGCGGGCGCGGATCTTGAGCAACTCCGCCATGGATATTTTCGTGATCTCGCGGCCCGCGATGCTGATATGCTCGTGCGCGGAGCCGGGGGATGTCTGCGTCGAGGCCGGACCGCCTTCGGAGCCATTGGCCGCGAGCCCGAGCCGAGCCGCGATCTCCGCTTCGACCGCTTCGAGCATGTACTCCGCGTTGGCCTGGAGATCGCCGGGTCCGGCCGTCGCGTAATTGGGCAGTACTTGGAAGTCGCCCTGCTTGACGGTGTAGACCTCACCCGTACCGGGGACCGTATTCGCGACCTTCGCGGTGTAAGCGTAGGAGCCCGCAGCGAGACCTGTCGTCGCGGAGGCGGGGACGACGATGTTGTAGATCAACCCGCCGGGGTCCGCTGTGGCGACGATGTTGAACGAGCCGATGCCCCGGAGGTAGTAGGTGAGCGCCCAGTCAGCCGAGGGGAACTGGCTCAGGTCGATCTTGTTCCACACCCATTGGTCGCCCGCGATCAGTTCTCGGGGCTCGACATCCGGGATATAGACCGAGGTAGAGACTGTCGGCATGCTCGTGAGCGATGGGTATAACGACGAAAGGCCCCCGGACGCGATCGTCGATCTCGCGTGGGGGCCTCTGCTTGCGCTTCGGCTGTGTGCTAGGTTATGGCGGGCAAAGGTATGCGGGAGTGCCCGTTAGCGCAAGTACGTCTGTTTACGGAGGTGTGCGGGGGTCAGATGTACAATCGACAAATTGTGTAACGAAACACCGAAATGGTATTGACAGTCACGCGCGATTTCGTGACGTTGGGGGCCTTCTTTTGATGACTTTTCTTCGGGGCGATATATGAGCCGTTTCGCTCCTTTGCTTCTCCGTAGTTGCAGTGGGGAGCGGCGGTAGGAGTGGACGTGGACGAAGGAAGAGATCCAGCCGCCGACGCAGTTCGTCGTTCTCGTGCTCCAATGTATCTACCCGCTGATAGAGCAAAACGAGTCCGTCCCACCACCGCCGGCTGGAGCTTTACGTTGAGCCGAACACTCGCCATCGCGTAGTCTTCGATACTGCCCCGCATCTGCGTGAACGTGGGAACCTGATTCGACATAACTACCTCCATCCCTGGATCCAGTTCCGGCCTGAGCCGTAGGTCGTGTCGCGGGGAACATCCGGTGTCACCGGCTCACGGTATTCGGGCGATGGCGGCATGTCTGGGCTTACTGGTGCCTTCAATTTCTCGCCTTTCTCTTTCATCTCGGTGACGTAGAAGTCCATGTTCCGCACCACTTTAAGCCCCAGGATGTGCAGCGCGGCCAGCGCGTAGACCACGAGATCAAATTGCTCGTTGCGCTTGCCACCGCCTAACAGCCACATCCGTTTCGGTCGACCACCGACGAACCGCGTCATCAGCTTCTCGTTCGTGAACTGCGCGATCTGCTCCCCATCGAGCCACGAAGGGAGATGCAAATATCCCGGCCCCGGCTCCGCGATCTTGGCGAAGCGAGAGAGGACCGACTCCTTGCCGGTGAAGACCCCCACCATGTAGAGGATCGCTTTGGCGTTGTTGTTCCGCGTCGGCTTGCTGAGCAACGGCGCCCCTTCCAGCGAGGAGCCTTTGATCGCGTAGACGCGCTGACCGACTCGCGCGCGCGTGAACTGATACACCTCGCTCGTGTGATGACCGCCTGAGTCCACCACCGTAACCACTGGCGCTATTGTGGCGCCGGATTCGTGGGTATAGGTCACAGTCAGTCGTTCGTCGAGTTCCGCCCACGGCTGAGGAGTGCCCGGATCGCCGGGGATGATCTCGTGGTCGATCAGCCATCCCTCCGTCCCAGCCCCCCAGCCCCACACAGCGGTCTCCAAGCGGTCCCCCTGCACATCAACCGCCCGGGTCAGGATTCCGACGCCGGCGGGCACAATGGAGGCATCCGCGGGGTATCCGAGCCCTAGCCGCTCCACCAGGAAGTGCGCCTCGATGGTCGTGCCTTCGTCCTCCCAGCACTCACACAGCACCGTGTTCACGAACTGACGGAGCTGGATCGGGTCCGATTTGATCTTCAACCACTCGCGGACGAGGTCGCACCACGCCGCCCACGGGGAGTAGAGCGCGTTCATCCAGAAGCCACGGGTCACGTGCCCCGGATTGTCCGCCGTCCATTGGTGGTGCGCGTTCATCCAGCCCTTGTGCGCTTCCTCGATCGGGGCGTGGCACGCCTCGCAGACGTAGTGCACCGTCTCCGGTTTCCCCGACTCCCATTTGAGGCCGTAGTCGAGGTCGCGACCGCCCCATTTCAACTGTTGAAACACACCGCAATGCGGGCACGGGACTTCGAGTTTCTCTCTCGTCGAGTCCTCGTATTCGAGCGTGATACGTGACGATCCCTTCATAGTCGGGCTGGACGCCAGCACCCGCTTACCGTTCCGGAATGTCGCCTGCCGCCGGGACGCCAGCCCTATAGGATCGCCCTCAGAGCCCGCCGACGCCGGATAGCGGTCGATCTCGTCGCACAGCACGTCCCGGATAGGGCGCGCGGCCAGACCCGCGGGCGAGTTCGCCCCCGCGATCGTCAGATGACCGCCGGGGAACTTCTTGTGCCGCATGGTGTTATCGCTGATCCGCGAACGTGCTTCCGTCACGAGCCCGCGCAGCACCGGCGTATCGCGCAGCATGGGCGACAGCCGATCTTTCGACCACGCTTCCGCAATGTCGAGCGTGGGCTCCAGGATCAGGATAGGGCCGGGGTCAAGATGGATCCGTTTGCCTAAGAAGTTGTTGATGATCTCCGTCTTCCCGACTTGGCTCGGGAACATCAGCACGACCGTCCGCACATTCCGGTCACTGAGCGCGCGCATGGGCTCGCGTTGGTAGGGTGCCCGCGCCGTCATGAACTTACCGGGCTCGGCCGAGGATTCAGGGCTCAGGTATCGGTACGCGTCCGCCCACTCGTCCACCGTCATCCTCGGCGGCGGCTGGAACGCACGACAGAATAGCTCGCCCGCGATGGGGTCGAGATTGACCCTCGGGACCGGCTCGCTATGCGATCGGAGCGCCGTCGTCATCGTCCTCCACGTACTCCGTGGGCGTCGCCCGCAGCGTCTTCAGCAGGTCGTCCCCTATGCGGTCCAGCAAGGCCGCTGCCTGACTGTCTGTGCCCGCCAACTGCACCTCCCCGATGTACTGGCCTAACCCTCTAATCCTGGCACTCAGCGCCTCGCAGCGGCCGCCGAGGTCCGCCTTGTACTGC